GAATATTAGCTCTACCTTGATAAAGAGTTAGAATAAGATTTTGTCGGTAAGCAGGAATCTCAATAGCGACTCCATCCGTTCCATAAATACAATTATCTTCATCATCGAAAATAGTTTCCATTCCTTCATCTGTATTAAAAAAGAATTCACCGTATCCATCAAAAGTAACTTGCCTACTATCTACAGATTGACGAATGTAAAATGGTTCACACCATTTGAATTCAACAACTTCATATTCTTCTTTATTATAAACATCATGCCTACTATCATTTTCAAAATCAAAAAATCTATCTAACAATTCTGGCTTTGCACTATATCGGCAACCAGAAAGTCTATTTTTAAGTTCTTCGCCTGTGGTAAGTGGAAACTCAATATCTCCGCTATATTCGCAAGGGAACTTTTTTGTTTCTTTATTACGAATAATAAACATTGCTCATCCCAAAGAACAAGTAAGTAACCACTTACCACCTTCAAAAATATCTTCAAAATATTTATTCATAAATTCATAATACTTATAAAGAACATCAGATGGAATATTAAATTCATTTGGATCAAATTTAGTAGCTCCATTCCAAGATCCACGAATCATTGGCTCTGGTACTGCAACAACCGTAGAATAACAGCCATCCATACTACCACAATAAACCGCAGTTACAGGACACGGATTAGCTTGATCGAAATCACGAATCTCTTGATAATAAAAATCCTTTTCTTCTTCTGTAACTCCATCAATATATCCAGATTCACCATCTTTCCAGATATTCTTTTTATGCTTAAAACCTAACTCTTCACGCCACCAGGTATCAATATCATCAATATCACTCCATGGAAATTCATAACCTTCTTCGAATTCCATGCCATAACAAATAACTGCACTAACATCCATTCCCATTACTTATTCCTTATCTTAATAGCTGAAGCGTGACGAGGTACACCATAAATACTTAGAACCTGATATTTGAATTCAATTTCAGATCCAAGATAAGCTTCCTTATTATCCCAAATTCTCTTACGAGATTCATGGTTAAGATTTCCAGGGGCAACTTCAAATGTTGCATCAACCCACTTCACCATAAACTTACCAACTAACCCCTGGTGTTGTCCTTCACCTTCAATAATCTCAGTAATAATACCTTCTGTAGTTTCTTCTGGCTTAATCTTAATCCAATCATTAGATCGTTTACTTCCGGCAGAAGGTTGATATACATGATCAGTAGTTTTTAATACTGCACCTTCATAACCTTGTTCTAAGAACTCTTGATAGTATTTTGTTACTAACTCATGAAATTCTTCTTCACTCTTAGCTTTAATTCTATATGTAGGAATTAATCTAATTCCTTTTGGCTTATAATCTTCTAACAAGTCACGAGTAACTGCATATGTAGTAAAATAAGGTTCTTTATGATTCTTTTCCATCCATTGTTCATAATTATATATACCAAACAATGTATACACGGCATCTTCAGCTTGTTCATCTTTACGACGAATTGCACCAGTTTCTTCTAATGAAGCACCTGATTCAATTTCTCCATCCATTACAAAACTTAACTTCCACATCTTTTCGTTGACTTCTTGTTCAAGATGACGTAACGATGTAATTGGTTTGCCTGTACGTGTATAAAATTTAATAGCATCAAAAGCTTTTTTAATTCCAATATCACGCATTCCATCAATCTTTGGTTGAATGTAATGTTCTTTAGTCCAATCAATATTTTTTACTTTCTTGTACTGCTGTGCGAACATTACTTCGAATTGCTCAATCTTGAAAAGTTTGCACAACTTATTAATATCAGTTGCACCAATGCCAAGTCGAGTTTTATTTTCGAGAATATTAATAAACATTTTGATTTCTGCTGGCATTAATTGATCAGCAAAATCAATACATTTTTGCACTCCAGCATTACCTCTAAGTTCTTCTGAGGCAAGCATTCTTAAAAGTTGAAGTAATTCAAAATCCAATTCATAATCAGGCTTTGTTATAATTGGCATCATGCCAGATAAACCTTTAGATACCTTTAAAGTATCAACAAAAAATCTAACGTCTTTATCAAAGATAAGATTTAAAAGTTCTGGATGAAACGTGCTAATTTTACACGCTTCATCCAGTTCCCAAGCCTTATCTGCTTTTGTTTTAATCGTCGAAATCTTATTCAGAGTCTCTAGGATCAATTATTTCTCCGCAGACATTACATTTACCAAAGTAATCTTCATCTTTTTCCATGATTGGAAGCATGGAATTACGTCCATGACGGAGACAATAAATATCTCCTTCTTCTTTATCATAATAGCCAATTACTTTTGTACTATTGTTCGAAGGCATTTCTCAAATTCGCTTATTAAAGTAAAACGTTGAATTTCGGGACGATCAGGACATTCAAGATGAATCTTGATAATTGCATATCGTCCATCAGGTTCACGACAGATAATTAGTTTGTTAGAAGAAATCTTTTCTTTAGAATAAAGAATGGCATTTTTCTTTTTCTTGATATCATAGCCAACCATAACATCAACATCAACCACACTATGATTGATATAGTCGTAAAGTTCTCTACCGTAAAGAGGTTTATCTATTTTTTTACGATAAGTGAACCGATGAAGCTCTTGAAGCTTATAGTCAGATTCAATAATCTTATCAATCTTTTCTTTTACTGAAGTGATACCAGAAATATCAATTACACCTTCAATAAAATTCTCTTCAGAAACTTTACGTACACCACCAACTCTAACCTTATGTTTAGGAATTTGAATATCAGTTAAATAATAGCGAACACCACGACCTTTTCCATCTTTCTTAATTTCATTTAAGTCTTGAGCAGCTTGAAGCAATCGTTTAATATCTTCGATTTCTTCATTGCCATACTCATTACGAAAATCATCAACTGTAGCACCCGCATTACCTTTACGAGTAAGAACGTTGAGAATATCACGCAAGCGTAACATTTATACTCCAGAGAAAAGGATTCGAAGATGCTCTCTTAAATCCTCATAGTCACCAAACGTTTCAGCTTCGATATGATTGTTATGAGAATTGTACTTTTGTAAAATGAACTTACGTCCCTCTTGCTTAATACCAATTTTATTGTAAATAGTATGAGAAGTCTTTTCTATAATCACATTACGTTTTTCTTCTTTATTCCACTGAATATAACTCTGTTCTATAACAACACCAGATTTAAGAAAAGCACTTAACTTATTTTCATCTTTACCAAATTTTATAACCTTAGTAAATACACCTTGACCCGTAATTGGTTTAGATGATTTAAGCCATGCCTCTGCATCAGAACTATCTAAGCTATCCGCATAATCATCAACTTCAGTCTTTTTAGGTTCCTTAATCGGAGCCGCGATAATCGTTGCACCTTTCGCATAATAACGTGTACCTCTTTTTTTACCTTCTACAACAATAGATCCACTATCTATACCAGCTTTAAGAAATTGTTTCAACAGAGATTCGTCATTAAAGAATTCTCTTAATTCTCCACTAGAAGCACCATTTTTACAAGTTTTTAAATGTATTACAAGTTCTTTTAAACTATCCATTTTTCACATCCGTTAGCTGATAAATGAATTTAATTCCTGCGCTTAGATCTTCAAACTTTTCCAATCTATCTGAAACTCCATTACGCAAGAATTTAACCTGAAGCACTTCATTAGAATCTAAACCAATACTAACAGCAGTATATTCTTCTTCGCAGATTAAGAAATTACTTAATTCATCAATACGTTGCTCAACTTTACGATCTTGCTTTAACTGATCAACTAAACGTTCTACTTCGCTATCATTTACAGTTTTATAAATATATTTAGAAGCTTTCTTAATTCCTTCATGATAGATTTCTTCATCTTCGCAAAGTTTGCCAAGAACTTCTACAACATTATATCGTTGTACTCCCAATTCTTCAATAATCATGGGAATTGTTACAACTTTATGCTTTTTGATAAAATCGAGAATATCAGAATATAAACTAGATGAAGAAAGATCTTCTTCTTGTTTTTCCGTTTCATCTGTCACAAGTCTATATTTAGTCCAACGAAGCTCACCCTGGATATCAAGTTTCTCTTCTTGAACCAATTCTTTAATTGCAGATAAAACAACTGGAATAGAAACATCTTCAATCTTGAGGTCAGTTCGTGAGAACCAACCTGTAAATTTTGAAGATAGGTCTAGGATTCGCTGTTTTAAATCAGAATTATCGGTATTAGTATTACCGTCACTTTCTATCTCTACTAAATTAAAATTTGTAGAATAAAAAGCTCCTTTTTTATTGCCATACATTTTAATTTTATTATCAATACGAAGATTATTCAAAGCATAACGTAATAAGAATTCAGGATTGTTTTCAAATTTTTGAAATACTTCTTTAGTTACGAAACGTTCTTTACTTTGAGCAAATTTTAAAATCTTTTCCATCATTTCTTCAGGAACTTCTTTTCGTAATAATTCTTTATCGCTAAATTTATTTTTCGTCATGTGTGAATAGACCATCCATTATGTTTGGTTAACTGCATACTAAAAGGTTCTGATTGTAAACCGTTCTTAAGTGGTCCATGATAAATAAGAGCACCATTCATCCAACATTTTGCGCCATGCTTAGTAGTAATAACAGTTAATTCTTGATCTTTAGTAACTTCACAATCACTTAAATCAAAACAACTAAATCCAAAAGAATAGGCAGCAAAATCTTTATATAAAAAACAAACGTAAGGTTTTTCATCCCAACCTTGACCCATACGATAAAGTTGAGCTAACAGGTTATGTTCTAGATCAATTTCACGAGCATAATAAAGTGCTTCTGTTAAACGATCTTTCAAATCAACGGGAACATACAGCATCTAAATTCCTCATAATAGCATTATCATGTGCTTTGATAGCTTTCCTAGCCGCTTTATTAAACTTATTAATCTTTTCTTTAGTCATTAAATCTGGATTATAGAATATGCAATATGCAGCAATAACGCAATTCATGATACCTTCTGATGTTGCGAAAAGATGATGTTTCTTAATCTTGTTACGATTATATACTTCACGAATGATTAAAGCTTGAGCATTCCACTGATTTCCGCGAGAACGATATTCGTATTTATATGCTTTGCGTAAAGTATCTTCTGCATCATTACGACTTTCAAAAATACGTTCTAACAAATGATAAGCTTCTTTAATATTTTGAATCTCTTCATTAGTATAGAGCAACTAACTCTCCAAAAGAGTAGGAAGTGCATTAGGAAATTCTTGCATAGCAATTTGCTTAATAGCATCACTGAATTGACGAATTTCATATTGAGCATGACCATCTTCTCGTAATGTAATAAAGTGAGCGATAGCCTCAAGGCTCATGGTTACGCGAATCTCAGTCCACAAGGAAAGTGGTAAACACATACGAGCCATTTCTTTAGCTACACCCATTCTAAGCAATGATTTATATGCATCAAATGCAACTACGCAAGCATTTTGATAGACAATTAATGCATAACTGTTAACTGCATTAGAAAGATCTTCAGCAGAACCTTGTTTGTTATTAGTTGATTGGGTTCTAAAGTTTTTAGGAAGATAAAAACTATCATCTTCGAATTCTACATAGCGTCCAGACATTTCATTAATTTCAACGCCGATACGATGCTTGACAAATTGACGCATTGTGAAGATCGGCATCTTAATATGAAACGAAATATGACAATGCCTAAATGGAGACATATGTTTATTCTTGGCAAGATACTTTAAAAGCTTTTTATCTGCCTCTGCAAATTCAGGTTCAAAATAACTTAATGGAGCTTTGCAGTTTGGACATTCTTGTGGAACATGAAAACAATTGTTCACAATATGCTGCATCTTTTCATAAGATAAAAGATAAGCGCAATTTTTGCATGTAAAATCATAACTAGATTCTTTTGAAAATGAAACTCTCGCAGCATTAACAATATCTAATTCAGAACCAAGAGTTTTAACATGACGTACAAAACCATCACCAAGTACAGTGATTTCCATTTTACATTCCAGGATTAGGGTTGAGATTTAATTCGTGATTTGCAGCTTTTTCGATAGTTGCAAAGATAGGCTCCATGCAAGCAGACCAATCGTATTCAGAATCTTCCTCACAATAAGGTTCTCCAGAATCTTCATCAAAATATTCATATTGTGAATATTCAGTTTGATTAGCAACAATACCGTCTAAAAGAATAACCTTTTCTAATTCATTTTTACCTAACGTGGTAACTACAGGAAAGCGTATTGTGCAAGGACGATCTTTACCATATTCATCAGGATTATTAAAAGTAATATAACAATATTCATCATCGGCTTCAACTGCCCAAAGCCAAGTCATTCCACTAAGATGATTGCATAGCCTCTCTAAAGAACCTAGAGTAATCAGCTTTGCTTTATTTGTAACCATCCAGCTAAGCATTTTTACTTTCCTTTCCAAGTTCCGGCAGCTTTTTGTGCCAGTTCGTTTACTCGTTGATTTCTAATATCTTTACTATGTCCTTTAACCCATTTAGCAGTTACTGATTTATGCCTTCGAATTGCTTTATGTAATTCAAGCATTAAATCATGATTTAAACGCTTAGGATCTTTAATGAAAGAACTAATCCATTTATTAACAGTATCAACAACATATGTTGCATCACTTACGATTTCAACATTATCACATGGTCGTTTTAAGTAATTAAGTGCATCTATTACGGCCTGTAGTTCCATGCGATTGTTTGTCGTACTAACTACCTCTTTGCTAAAACTATTTTCTTTTTTAAGTTCATATTCTTCATGTTCTAGATTATAAACTAAATATTGAACAATAAATGCATACGCACCTACGTTTCTTAATCTTGAATATGCGCCATCTGTATAAATGATGACTTTAGTTTTACTCATATTCGCCTAACATAATCTTACAATAAATATACGCAGCTACTTCAGCATCAGCTAAAGCTCGGTGAGCTTGCGTATTTTTAAAATTAAAATACTCGCTCAAAGCTTTAAGATTATCAGCTTTAGGTTTAGTGAGATATTTTTTAGATAATTTCATAGTACAATCGAATGGTGGCAAGTCTTGCATATACCCAACTCGATTCATATTATATCTTAATTTACTTTCATCAAAAGAAGCATTATGAGCTACACATTTAGATGGCGCTAATTGCATTAACCATCTATGAAAATCATCATATACTTTATCGCCTCTTGCTGTTTTTAATTCTTCATTAGTAATACCAGTTATTTCAGTAATTTTACTTGAAATAGGGAACCCTGGATTAATTAATTCTTCAAAGGTTTTAATATGAACATCAAACCCATCAAAACTAAGACCAATAGCTCCAATTTCAATAATACGTGCATCTTTTTCAAGGCCAGTTGTTTCTAGATCTAGGATTCCAATAGTTCCGATCTGAGGCTTAGCTTCATATAATCGTTTAACGATTTCATCTATGCGTAATGACATCTTGAATATCCATAATTAAAAAAAAGGGGGGAAATCTTCCCCCCTTTTGTCCTACACCTATAAGAAAAGGATTAAGCCTCTTCGTCAGCCTCTTCTTCCTCAGCCTCACGGACAAAGGAAAGCTGGTAATAAGCATCGCCCTTGGGACCGCCCTTGAGGAAAACCTCTTCTCCAGCCTTCAGCTTAACCAGCCAATTCGCACCAGGCTCACGGTTAGCATTGCTGATCTGTTCATACTGGAACTCCTTACGGAGCTTATCGCCTTTAGCCTGAAGCGTATCATCAAGTTCCACTACGGCCTGAATGATAGCCTCAACTAACGGCTTGCTTCGAATGCTCACAACGCCGGAATTTTGACCAGCCTTACGAACAACTGAAGCGATAGAGCTTTGCACCTTCTCGGCGTCTGTCTCACCGATAACCTGACCGACCTTAATAGCCAGCTTAGAAGGATTTACGGACCCCACAAATCCACGGAGCGACTGACCAAATTCGGTAGCAGGCTTGCGGGGGGCACGGGTTTTTGTTTCAGTCATGGTATTTCTCCTGTTAGCAGCAACTCCGGTTGCTGTTCATTTAGTATCACACCTTTTGGATATGGGTGCAAGAAGTTTTTTTAAAAAGGAGAGTAGTGAAAAGTGCCTCAGTTACGCTCAATAACTATTCCTACCATTAGGAGGGATAGTCAAGTCTTTTGTGGTGGCACATACTTAAATAATAAAGACATTCGATTAAAATTCGGTGATTTGTTGCCTATCGGCTGGCCTTGGTTGTTTGGCCCTATTTTTTTCACCAGAACATTTTAATCTTAAATTATCT